AGGAGTTTCATCTGTTATGAATCGTTTCTTTGAGTTCCGATATTGCGACTCGCATTTCCGATAGAATCGTGTTGGTTTCACGCATTGTACTAATCAAAGCTGAGTTTGATTCTCTCATTAAAGATCGCAGTTCATCATCGTTACGGGAATCTTTGTCTAAATGGATTTTTCTCTCTTCTGCAAACCCTTTGAGCAAGTACACAATGAGATACCCTGCAAAGGCCAGAGAAGCCATCGTCCCACCTAAATCTGTCAATACTGCTACAAAGTTCTCTGGCATTGCTCGGCCTTATTAATCGTTAGGAGGTGTGGGCCACGTTATGCCCGTCAGGTTGCCGTTTTCATCTAATGCTGGTGATTGGGTTGTGATATCCCTAAGANCCTGTCTGTAGGTCTGCCACTCCGTTTGATTAGAGCCTGGGTAGTCGGGCAGCGTTCGCCAATCGGTTTCAGTCAAGAGTTGGTTACGCTCTATTCTTAGGAGTCGCATTGGTTCTGCTGCAGTAAGTTCTGCGATTTTTGCTTGGATTGCTTCTTCTGTTGGCTTTGCAATTTCTGCATTATGCCAATCAATAATCTCTCCATTTGGGCTTAACGAAAATCCGGCAGATGGGCAAAGTGAATGTATTGCATCCTTTTTTAATATCATACCATTAACTCCTGAACCAAAATGTAGCTATAAGAATCTCCATCTTCTGAAGTATAGTTGTTTATAAAGGCTGCGCCACTATTATTGTAACTGGAAAACTTAGGTGTGTAAGTCAGTGATGTTCCAGCAGTTTGATTATGGGTGTGTTCAAAAAATAATGTTGAATCGACAGTCATATATGACGTATCATTCGAAAAGCCTATTGATGTTGATAATGTTTCGTTCAAGGATGTAGTCGATTCTGTAATGTCAACCATTAAGCCACTGCTGCTGCCGTCTTTACCTGCTCCAGCTAAAAATATAAAAACAAGCATTTTAGAATTACTACTTGCAACAGTAATCTGCTGATTAAATCCGCTTACAATAGCAGGTGTGTTACTAGTAAAGATTCCAAGATATCTTGATGTCGTAGACTTACTTTGCAGTATGTGACCAGCAGGGAATACAACACCACTCCCAATCGTGCCACCAGTAATGTTACCACCACTAATGGAAACACTGTCTGCCGCTTGTGTAGCGATAGAACCAAGCCCAAGATTTGTCCGGTTGGTAGCACTGTCCACATTTGATAGTGTGATTGTCCCAGAAGACTCCGTTGCCAACGTTGTACTGTTTAGTTGTATCTCTCCTGCCATAATTACCTTACGCTAAGAGTTCCTGTTATGGTTGCCGTACCTGTCAAATTGATAGGACCGTCTAAAATCACCATTTTACCTGCTACAGTTAAAGTCCCACTGAACGTGGTGTCTCCGATATACAGTCGATTATTACCGGATGCTACGGTGATGCTGTCACTAATACTGTTTGCGTGTTCGATGTCTTGTAAGGCAGTATCTGCGGTAGCACCCTGAGCTGAGGTAGCATAATCCGTTGCTGCTGTCGTTGCTGCAGTGCCAAGACCAAGATGAGTGCTCAAAGACGTTGCGTTAATCCCCAGAGTAATCGTGCCAGATGAAGTGACTGGCGAACCACTATCTACCTCGATCCCATCTGATCCACTTACGGCAACCGAGGTGACCGTTCCACCCGTGGCAAGGGTTTGGAACTCCAGAGCAGTCGCTCCCGCATTTACTGCCAAGACCTGGTTTGCACTGCCGATTGCAGTTAGGCCCGTACCTCCATTGCCTGTCCCGAGGGTCCCTGAGACGTTGGTCAGATCATTTGTTTCTGCTGTGAGATAGCCAGCATCATTTGTCCACTGACTGATGTCGCCAGACTTGTTCGTCAGGGTGGCTGTAGAGGAGGCAGTCAGGTAGGTCTGGAGGTCTGAGATCTGCGACTCGGTGATGGAGAGCGCAGCCTGGTGCTGAGTTACGGAAGATTGGGTGATGTTTGTGTCTGGGACGTTTGCCCAGGTGACTGCAGCACTCAGATCATTTGTCTCTGCAGTCAGGTAAGATTGCAGATCACTGATCTGCGACTCGGTGATGGAGAGGGTACTGGTTGCAATGTACTCGATGTCTGTTGCCCCAGAGTTGACTGCAACCAGCTTGGACCCGTTCCCTATCAGACTGGGGAGGAGATTCGTTCTCGCAGCACTTGCTGTTGTTCCTCCGGTCCCGCCTTGAGCCACTGGCAGAGTCCCTGTCACATCAGTCCCAAGATTGACCTGATTGATCGTCAGGACCTGACCTGCGGAAAGTGTGATGTAGTCGTAACTGGTTGAGGAGGAGATTGAAATGTCGGTACTGTTATCTGTTCCTGCCGAATCGACACCCAAGGTCGTGCGGAGGGTCGATCCACTTTCAAACTGGAACTCTCCAGCCGAGGAGTTATAGACCAGCAGTGCATTGTCTGCGAGTGCTGCACTGTCCACATCTCCCAATGTGACAAGTGTTGAGCCTGGCAGATCTACGTATTTCCACTCTGAGTCAGTCGTATTGTATTGGAGGATTTGCCCATTCGTTGGCGTATCGTCGTCATCAGTGACCAGGATTCTCCCGATCTGGGCCTGCAGTCCCGTGTTGAGTTTTGCACTGGTGATGCTCCCATCTGAGATCGTTGCAGCACTCGGTGTGCTGGGGGACCACTTGGACCCTGACCAGACCAATGCCTGACCTGTGCTTGGTGCAGTGGTTGAGGTATCAACATCACTCAGATCATCGACGCTAGTAGGGATTGAGACCGTTGCTGCAGCCCAACTCTCCCCATTGAATCGGAGGAAATCATTTGTGCTGGGGGTTGTGTTGAGAACATTCCCCAACCCTTCCAGATCCGGTGTCTGAATTGAGACCGTGAGGGTCTGCAGTTGAGAATCGATCTCATCAAAATTACTGTTGATGTAGGTTCCCCAGAGATCGACTGCTTGACCAACTGTCGGTTTTTTCAGAGCAAAATTGGTGGTTGTCGTGAAGTCTGACATTAGCTACATCCTGATAGATCTACATCGTCAATCGTGATCTTCTCCTGGGTGCTTACTTCAGTCACCGTGTTCGTCTTCACGACCTTGACGAATTCAATTACTCCAGAATATTCATTATTCACATAATTCAATCCAAGGCTGGAACCCGTCAGATCCCCCATAATTGCGTGGTTTCCATCTAGGAACTGATGATATGTCCCTTCTGCACCAAAATTCAGAATCACAGGTTCACTGACTGCACTGGTATTCAGATAATATCCAGCATCGACGGTGTCTCCTGCAGCTACCTGTGCCCGTATGTTCGTCGCAGTTACCGTGACAGGGTTCCCACCTCCCAGTTTTGTCCTCAATCCAGAAAAACTGTTGGGATACTGTCCCAGCACAGTCCCTGGACTCCAAGCAATGTTGTCAGACCAAAATCCACTAAAAATCACCCAGTATTCCCCTAACGATTCAATCGTTTGCGTTTTTACCTCCTGCGTCCGAGTCACCGTCTTATAGGTCCCAATTGCATCGAGAATGGCATTGGTTTCACAGATCAGTTTGGATGAGTCTGCAATCGTGATTGGCGCATCCAGACCCACAATTCTCGCGGACAGGGAATCAAACCGAGTGTTGAGGTAAGTGGCGAATCCACTGTAATCAAAATCCAGTACCTCCTGGGCAGTCGTGGGAGGGGAAAATCCTTCGGCCTGCAGTTCCGTATTGAGATAAGGCCAAGTGCTGACGGGTGTTGTCGCGCCACTGTACGGATCAGGCAGGAGGTCTGCGACTCCAACGGGAATTCGGGAATTAATCGCATCAACTTGTGCGATGTTTCTATTTACCTGGGCCAGCGTGGAACTCGCACCAACGCCAGCAGTGTTGATCTTGTCTGATACCGTTTTGAGTTTTGCACTCAGACTCTCGACAAACTGGTTGATGATCGTTCCGTAGGTTGTACTGTCGCTCCCAACCGTGGGGATGTCATAACTATAGTTGGTTGAACTGCTTGGCATTACGATCCACTCCAAGCCGCAAGTGCTGCGAGTGCTGCTGTTTTGGCGGCCTGTGCTTCGACCAACGCCTCATCTGCAGTTTCCTGCAGGGTCTGCAGTTCTGCCGCAGATGCCGCAAGTTGTGCTTCGGCACTGGCTAGGTCCGTCTCCAGTGTGTCGAGATCCGAAAGCAATCCAACCAGGGAAGCGTTGACCATTTTTGTTGCGACTGCGACTGCCGTGTTCGAGTTCGTCAGTGCGGTGCTGGCATTTGTGTCCGCCTGATCAAGTTTGTAGGCAAGCGACGGGGTTACTGAATCAGAAACCTCTCCGAAAACGGTATCCACCGAATAGATCTCATCCTCCAGGTCTTGGAGAGCAGAGTTCAGAATGCCACCCCAAGAATTTCGGTCCCTACCGACTTCTGGGAGGGTGATGCTGTAGTTGGTCGTTGTTGGAGGACTATCCGTTAGTGCCATTCCATGCCTTCTCGCTAGGGGTTCGTTTCACCCAAAAGTCTTCATTCAAATCAGGTCGATCTGTCCAATTTGCAGTTGGTGGAGTCTGTGTCTCGTAACTCACTTCTCGCACATAGTTCCCTTTTCCGTAGGCTTTGAGTCCGTAGATCGTCTTCTTGGTTGCCATCGCTTAACTCATGGCCTGGAAGTTCAGAGAGTGCCTGCTGCCCTTCGTTCTCCTTCGGTCATCTGATGCTTGGATCTCCGCAACGGCACGTTCTGCTTGGGCTTGCCAGATCGTGATTCTCTCATCCTCTCCGAGATATGGAGATGCCTGCATCAATGAATAGTACAAATATGCGTCTGGGTGACTCGTTGAGACCCAGTTGGTTGTGTTGGTTGAGGACAGTGCGGGGATCTTTGCGTAGTAAAACATCTCGTAGTTGATCGACTCAGCAGGGGTGGGGATGATCCGCAAAGCATTGCCATACACAAAATATCTGGGATACGAGTCTGCCAGTCCTGCGATGAAATTGGTGTCCGTATACTCATTGATCGCGTGAGCTGCAATCTCCACCAGGTCCCTCTCTTTGGGGGAAGTCATGCGGATGTGCCTCATCTCTAGGAAGTCGGAGGGCATGGATAGGTACTGATCAGACGTACTAATGTCTGCACGGGTGTACTGGTTGGTCGTCCGCAACTGACGGTTCAGTCGTGCTTCCGCCAAGGTGATGAAGGTGGGGATGACCGAGGTCAGATCTGTTCGGTTCAACCAGTCTGCGATGTTGGATTTTAACTCATCGAACGTCATAGATGACCTTCCCAGACTCGGAACGGTTTATTATGAAAATCGTTCAGCCATGCCTTCAGTTTTTTCTTGTCTCTGGTAATTCCCTGTCTTTCCAACTGGTCCCATAGAACCACAGGGATCTCTGCGACTCGTTTCCAGCCAGACTGTTTGTTGGCAAACGGGTCGAGGTGTTGGTTGTCCCGCAGTTCCTTGACCAACTTCAATGTCGGATCAATGTTCTGCGAGACGGTGGTTCGTAACTGAAGATTACCAGCATGATCCTCATCGGCATGAAACTGTGTGAGGACATCCCCTCGATGATCCAGTATTGCTTTTGATTCCATTCCAGTTCTCTTCAGTTTATTGGTTAGGAGGTGGTTAGGTCTGCAATCAGTCCGCTTGCTGCTTCCTGAGATGACTCAAGTCCTGCCTCGACAACGACGTATTTTTCTTCAGCATCTCCCTTGCGGCCCAACGAATGAACCTGGAAATTGCGGAGATAGGCCACTTTCCAATACTCAGGGTCGATCAGAAACGCATCACGCTCACGCTGGAATCTGTTTGTACGCACAGACAAATCACCAAAGTCAGACATGAACAGGGTCACGTTTGCGCCTGCGGAATTTGCGTCAATCATCTGCCGTGCTTGACTTCGCCCGTCCAACGTAGAGACCTGGGTCTTGTTGAAGGGACCAACCATCAGCATCGACGGTTCGCCACCATTTTCGTAGCAGGACTGCATGACGGTATTGATCAAAGCAGAAGTCAGATCCCGTTGTGCATCAGAAGAAGCATCCGTTCTCAGTCCATTTGCTCCAGTGCTTCCAGGGGTAACTGCATCTGCACCGTCTGTGGTTCCACCAGTTCCAACCGAGGTGTTGGTGTCCATCCAAGACAGGATCATTGCAGAGGTTCGAGCACTACTTGTGTCGTCATCCTTGCGGGCTTGATTTGACAACAATGCTGCTTCCAAGGATCGTTTGAGTTCCTTGGTTCTGCGTGTCATCTGATAAGCCATCTGACTGTTTTTCCCGTACAATTTCATCTTGGCCTGGGTCTGGGTCACTGCCACTGCCCTGTGCATGATTTGCACGATGTTCGTCTTTCTGGTGCTGAGAGATGCAGCAGATGCACTGATCGTCTCGCCTTCAATCGTTGGTGTGGTAGAAACTGCGCTCAGAGAATCCACAATCCAGTCAAAGACTGTATTGGAGACATTGCGGGTCCCTACTGCTGTCATAAAGGGGGTGTCTGTAGGAGTGATGTCGATTACGAAATCCTTGATGTCAATTACATCTTCCTCGACACCACTAGCCTTGATGTTGTAGGAGGTTGATGCGTTCGTAACAATTGCCATAGTTACCTTGTTTAATTTAAATTATTTGGATTACCCATATTGGGCAAAAAATTTTGCAGGTTCAACGCAATAATGCGTCAAAGACTGCCACTGCATCTTGGGTTCTTCCGGTCTTCTTCAGAGTCTGCATTGACTTCTTGAGTCGTGATGCGTTCTGATCCGTTGGAACAAAATTACGACCCCTTGTCGGTGCAGTCTTGACTGTCGATTCTTGGGGTTTCTTCAACTGTTGCTTGGCTTGCGAGGTTGTCTTGTTCGCTTGCCATGCTGAGTACAAAATTGCGACAAGGCGGGAGTCGTAGGCTTGGCTCAAATCAGAATCGGTCAACCCAAATTTCTCTTGAGCAAACTTGCGGATCTCGGCCTTCTCGGTCTTTGCGGTCTCTTTGTCCGTCCATGCTGGAATCAACTCCAACAGGTTTTGTCGTTCGGTTTCCAGATGTTGGGCAAACTGCTGTTGTTGTAACTGCTGCTGTTCACTCTGGAGGTACTGCATCTGTTGTTGGCGTTCCTGTCTCGCCAGTTGTCTGTCTCTGGCAGCATCCTTCTCCAGCACAAACTGGACTGGATCTTCATGTCGCAGACGTTCCCAGGCTTGCGGATCTGCAGTCCACTGGGGTTCTGGGATGTCCGGTTGCTGCTGTAGATTCTGAGCAAACTGATTGAGGTGCTGAACCCTCTGAGCATAGTCCTGCTGCAGTGCCTCGGCCTCTTTGCGTTGCTGGGCCAACTGCTGGGTCTTGCGAGTATAATCGGACTGTCTGCTGTACCCCTTCTGCAGCTCATCGAGACTGACCTCGACCTCCTCTCCGTCAATGATCACCTTGTACAAATCTGGTGCTGCCTCTACTTCTTCTTCTTCTTCTTCTTGTACATCTTCATCTTCATCTATCGGTTCATCAGTTTCATCAAACTCTTCCTCTGGGGGTTTCGTCCCCATTAAGTCATCAAACTTATCGGCAATGCTGCTGTCATCTTGAGTTTCAGGTGTTCCATCTGTCACAGGGACATGGACGGAGTCTGCAAGTTCACTCATCTAAATCACTCCTCTGTTTTGGTTTGTTTCTTCCTGCGAATCGATCGCTGGACCTGGGCACTTAACTCATTGTGCAAATTCACAACGGCATGGTAGGCATTCCAACAGGATTCCCGTTCGTCAGGACTCTTACCGGAAATCCATTGCTGGACCAGATTCGTCTTCAAGTCGTCAAATGCCTGACGGACTGCATCTTCCTGCAAGATCTTCTTTGCTTGATCACCAACGGTGATGATTGGATCTGTCATCATTTCCTTTGTTGTTTGATACATCGTCCCAACTTGCTGCAGACCTTCGGTGCTGGACATGTTGGGCAGGGTCGGAATTTCATCGGGTTGGGCATGGGTTCCT